CCTAGTGGTCAGAACACGAGTATCAAAGATACAGTGGGTGGTGATCGTGACGTGGATTATGGTCCTGCTAGTTATAAACTATCCCTCAAGTTTGATGAGACTGCATTCCTTACAAGGAATCTTCTTAAAGGTGGTAGTAGTTATGGAGTGACGCAAATCGGTGAATCAGATGATTTTAGCTTTATGAATGGTGCGACTGATAGAGCAAGAGCACTAGATTCTAATGAGGAGGGGACTGAATAATGTCTAATTATTTTTCATCACTACCTGATGTAAAAGTTAGAATGAAGAGTACTCGTTCTAATAACGTAGAACCCTACATTGTTGCTAAGAATATTTTTAGAAGAATCAAGTTAATTGATGATGTAAGATCTAATGTATTAGGATTCCAACAGTATACTATTCCTAATGATATGAAACCATATCAGGTTGCACAAGAGGAATATGGTAGTTCTGACTATGATTGGATTATATGCATATGCAACAATATTACCAATATCTACAAGGATTGGCCATTCTCTGAACATGAGTTATATACGTATGTTCTTAAGAAATATGGTAATGCGACTAATGTTCACCATTATGAGTCAAATGAAGTAAAAAGCGATGCAGGTGATATTGTCCTAAGAGCAGGATTAGAGGTAAATGAAGAATTTCGCTATTATCTGCCTGATGGCACTATTAAAGAAAATTGTGCATATCCTGTTTCTAACTTCGAATACGAAAGACAGCAAAATGAGTATAAATCAAATATTTGGTTATTACGCAAAGCATACATTGGTGAGTTTATAGAAGAATTTAACAATTTAGTCAAATATTCACCAAATGACGAAGTTGGTGATGATGACGTTAAGATGACATGGAACGCAGTGGAAGAAATCTTCGCAACGCAAAAAGACACATATACGACATTATATGGTCAAATACCATCTGTCACATTTGCGTCTTCACAGGAATTGGTTAATAGAACCGTTACTACTACAGTTACCGAATCTGGTGCAGTTACTAGAACTGTAGATACATCAAATACTGGTAGCGTTAACAATTCTGGAGTTATCTCTGGTACTACTGATTCTTCATCTACTGTAAGTACATCAAGTAATGCCACTTCGTCTTCTTCCTCTAGTTCTTCTAGTTCTTCTAGTTCCTCAGGTAGTTCTGGTTCATCTGGTTCATCAGGTGGTTACTAGGTAGAAATACTTACATCGACCCTACAGACAAAAAAATACCCCGAATTTTTATTTGGGGTATTTGTGTTTCTAGAGGTGAATAATATATCACCCTCCGTCTAAATCGCAACCAATGGTAGCACCTGTTACTACACCGAGTGGTATCGCCCACCATCTACCATCACCTTGTGATAGTGCAGCACCTGCAGCACCACCTAGGATTCCACCTGCAACTTTACCATCTGTACAGTCGTTACTATCACGTTCTATGATGGTACTTCTTCTGTAACTGTGTCTATGATTTGAGCATGGTATCTCTACCTGTTCATGCCAAGATCTGACATAACCTGGTGCGTTTGATGTACCAGGAATATACTCTTCCCTATACTCTTGACGAACGCACTTACGTTCGGTAGAGTATCCTGCTTGTTGATTAAATGCAGGGTCGTTATAGTTTGATAACTCCCTTTTCCATTCTTCTGCTGATGCTACAGGTGTAACTAACAACAGAGCAGCGAGTGCTAATTTCATGAACACCTCCTCTCTCTTGATCTCTCTTCTTTGAGAAAGTCTCTTTGTTCGGGATCGTAATTGATCTCGATACCCAGACTCTTATTCTTGGTTGGGTGTTGTCGTGTCTGTGCACATGATAGACTATGAAGTGCTAGTTCATATCTATCGAGTCTGGTTTTGCAAACAGTCGTTATGCCATCATAGTGCATCTGCACTACCAATCGTAACGACTCTATTGCTACATCGAGTTTGGATTTTAAGACAGTGGTCTCAAGTTTTTGGTTTGCCATAATAAAATTTGTGTAGGGTTAGTCTTCTTCTGCTAACCTAGAAAAGTAAGCAAGATCAGGATCTTCCTCTGTCTTTAATGATTCTACACTATTTCCGAACCCACTGGTAGGTGTAGTGGACTCTTCTTTTACTGTCACAGGAATCTCCAACTCTTCCTGTTCTTCTACACGAGTTTGTACCCTCGCTTGTCCCTTACCTAATACTAAGTTTAGTCTTTTCTCTAGGTCTTCATAAGACTTAAAGTTTTTAGGACTAGTAAACTCTGCTAGAGAATACTCTTGGTTGTAGATTTCTTCTAACTTTGCATCGTCATAGTCACCTAATGTTGTAGGTGATGCGAACTCGGAACGATCATAGTTCCAGTATCCATCTTGCTTAACGATCTTAAGTTTAAAATCTGCTCCCTTCCAGAAATCGAATGGGTTGATTGGTTGCTCGTCCTCGAACTGAGGTTTCATTGCTTCTACCAATTTGTCATGGATCTTCTTACCATATTTGTATAAGAATACACGACCTTCATTCTCTGGATGTAGTGGGTCTTTGATTACTAAGATGTTACTGAAGTAAGAGAGTTTTCTCTTCTGCTTTCTTGCTACATCTTTATCAGAATCAATACCACTGTTCCATAGTACACGGTTTAGTTCACCGACAGGATCATTTTGACCTAGTGTAGTCAAACTGTTCTCGATGTACCAACCACCAGTTCCTTGGAATGCATGACTCCAGACCTGTGCCCATGGTAACTCCTCTCCTGTAGGTGCAGGAAGGAATCTTATTACAGCGTAACCGTTACCTGCTTTATCGACTTCTGGTTTCCAGAGTCTATCATCAGGACCGTTACCGCCTCCTTTGCTGCTAAGTTTCTCTAGCTCCTTAGTTAGTTTTGCAACTGAACCTGAGGATTTCTTAAGCGATGCAAATGACATTTGTATTCTCCGTATGTTTGTATTTGGCTTGTTTGTACTTTGTTATCGTACCTTATTATTTAGGCTTTGTCAAGTAGTCCCTGTCTCCATGTCAGCAGTTTCTGTTCCATGGCATCCAAGACTGCCATTAGGTTTTGACCACCTGAGTACACGCTACTACAGGCATCAATTTTCTCCTTGATTGCTTTGATATCATTGTCTTCTCCCTCTGCTTCCAACTCAACGTGCTGCTGCATTAGATTGAGTCTAGCATAAAATACTTTCTGTTTAGCTATGAGTTCTAGTGTCTTCTCAATGTGTTCTAACTGTCCGTTTTCATCTAGTGTCTGAAAATTCTGTGACATCCTTAACAAATCAGTATAAGTCTGCTGAAGATCATCTAACTCTTCTGCAATTACTTCTGACTTAAAGAACTCCTCTGCTGAATTTGTCATAGTGGTAACACCCCTCTACTTGTTCTCTTTATACAATTAAGTTGTTGTGCATTAGCTGAAATCTTATCCTTTAGAGGTTTAGATATGAGTTTCTTTACTACCTCAACCTCAATATCATAATCATCACACACAGTTGCTACTGCTTCTATGTAGTTAATCAAACCGTTACTCTCTTGTACGGTGTGCTCAACCAAAGTACTAAACTTTGCTTGTGTCATAAAGTTTTCTTCTAATTCTTTCACGCTCCGACCTCCTCTTTCACCCAGTCGGTAAGCATACCCATCTTAAACTCTGTGATCCATTCACATAGTGTATCAATGTAAGGTGCCTTGTCGTAACGTTGTTCTACCTGTGTCTGTCCATCTTCTGCTACAGATAGAGTGACAAGTTTATCAACCTCAACACCAGTTCTTTCCCAATACATGTAAGCATATGCTGCTTCCTGTACGAAATACTTTTCCAACCACTCTACTTTCTTAATAGAATTGGTTGTTTTAAAATCTATTATAGCAAGTTCGTTATCAAATTCAGCGATGCAATCAACACGACCAGCCACACCAAGGTCATCAGAATATAAAGGGGCTTCCAACAAATGAATATTGTCAATCCGATCAAGCACCTCACGAGAAGACCCGAAAAGGAACTGGGGAAGACCTTCGCTTTCTTTAATTTTCTCAGCTTCATTGTTTAGATAATACTCCACTATACTATGGTACTGTGTACCTCGCCATGCAGATTGTCTTCTGATCTTCTCTGCCTTAAGATATCCAATCCTTTGTTCCCACTTTTTGATACCATCTATAGATTGTTTACCAACCACAGTAGTAACAGAAGGATACCACTTACCTGATGGTGCCTTATAGAACCTTTGACCCTCAACGTTTTGGGTTTTTAATTCTACTAGATCACTAGCAGCACCCACATGATTAAATGTTTTCATTAAACAAGTCCTGATTGGATTTTACTGACGAGATATTCTCTGACTAAACCGCTTCTAACGATGTCTTCTATACCAAACTCTATTATATCAAATGATGGCATAGTTTGCAAGATCTTCATGAAATCTAGCACACCAGTCTTCTCATGAGTTTTAATTAAGTCAGACTGGGAGTAGTCTCCAGAGAATATAATCTTACAATCCTGACCGACACGAGTGACAATAGAATCTAATTCATGGAAGTT